AAAAAATACGCCCAGGTAGGCGTGGAGGTCTACGTCTCCTCTGCCCGTGACGCCGCCGCACAAGCTACCGCTGCGGCTGGGGAAGCCAAGGGCCAGGCGCAAGCGGCCAGTGCGGCCAAGGATGCCGCGCAGGACGCCAGGGACGAAGCACGGGAAGCCGTGAAAGCGGTAGAGGACATGACCGTGTCCGCAGACCAACTGCCGCCTGAGAGCGATCCCGTGGCCGAAAAGACGGCGGTGGGGAAGTCGTTCCACATCCACTTCGGGATCCCGGCGGGGAAGCAGGGCCCGGCCGGTCCACAGGGAGCGCAGGGAGCCCAAGGCCCGGAAGGCACGCAGGGCCCGCAGGGAGAGGCGGGGCCCGTCGGACCTCAAGGCCCGCAGGGCGTGCAAGGGCCCGCAGGGCCTCCCGGGATAAACGGCGTGGCCGTCTCGGCGGCTGGGCACTATGCGTTCAATGTGGACGAGGCAGGGCATCTGATCTTGAGCTACACGGACGACGACGCGCCCGACTTCTCCATAGACAGCAGCGGGCATCTGATCTTGAACATCAAATAAAGGGGGAACACATCATGCCACAGATCGATCTGGGGAACGTAGTAGGCCCGCAGGGGCCGCAGGGAGAGACCGGCCCGCAGGGGCCTGCCGGACCTGGCGGACCGCAGGGCGAACAGGGACCGAGGGGGCCGGAAGGGCCTGCCGGACCACAGGGCCCGCAGGGCATCCAGGGGCCTCCGGGCGCTCCGGCGGTCGTGAACGGGTCGAACACGCTGACCATCGCCGCCGGGGAGAAGATAGAGCTGGCGCAGAGCGGGGACACGCTGACCATCGACTGTACCGCCAGCTCCCGGAACATCCTGATCAACTGGGACTTCCGCAGGCCGGTGAACCGGAACGGAGGGACGCGATACACGGAGTCCGGGTACACCATAGACCGCTGGAAGATCGTGAACGGAGGATTGTCCCTCGGTGACGACGGGGCCGTCTCGCTGCTGAAGAACACGGATGCGGAGGCGCCGCGGAACTGCTTCCTCCAACTGATAGACGCGCCGGCGATGTACGCGGGGAAAACGCTCACGTTCTCTGTCCTGTGCAAAGACCTCCAAGGGTATCTCAAAGCTACGGTGTATGCCAATAAGGAGGGCGTCACTGCGAACGGGCCATCCATATCGTCGGACGGGCTTGCCAGCGTCACGTTCACCATGGCGGAGGGCGTGGCCCCGACCGAGTTCCGGGTACATTGGCTATTGTCTCCTGGCGGGTCCTGCGTCCCCATCGCCGCCAAGCTGGAGCTGGGGGAGCGGCAGACCCTGGCCCGGCAGGTGGAAGGGGGATGGGAACTCATCGACCCGCCCGATTACGCGCTGCAATACGCCCTGTGCAGCCAGTACAGCCCGATCACCGGGGAGTGGGTGGGGAGCCGGCACAGCAACCAGAACTTGCTGGACAACTGGTACCTTCTGGGCCCCATCGACCAAAGGGGAAAGACGGAGTATCAGAGTCCCGGATACACGATCGACAGGTGGCTCTACTGGGCAGAGAGCGGTACTGGTACATATACCATCAGACCTGTAGACAGTGGGCTGGAGATCCTGCCAGGAGAACCGATGAAATCGAACATCTGGGGACAGAGAGTCGATGGATTGAGTAAATTGAGGGGGAGAACGCTCACCTTTTCTATGCTGACCAGCACGAACGATCTGGCCTCCATCACCTATACGATACCGATGGCGGGAACGTTCGATTCTCCGAACGTCTTTTTTCAAGGTAAGAGAGGTTATCTGGACCTGCGGGCAAACGAAACCCATGTGGATGCTGATATCATGGAGGCCAGGTACATAACGAACAGCCTGAAGGAAAGCATCATCTTCGTCGCCGCCAAGCTGGAGCTGGGCACGGTCCAGACCCTGGCCCATAAGGAAGGGGACGCCTGGGTCCTGAACGACCCGCCCCCCAACAAGGCGCTGGAGTTGGCCAAGTGCCAGAGGTATCAGACGGTCTACAGCTACCCGTCCGGAAGCTTCTCGAACGCCACGTATATAGCGGTGGGGATCGCGACCAACTCGACCACAGCCAGGTTCTTCATCGAAACGCCTGTCCCGCTGCGCGCTCGTCCGGCTGTGGTCATAGATGGGTTCTATGTCGCACGCGGATCGTCAGACCGGGTGAAGGTGAGGGGAGCCACCGTCCTGTGGCCGCCCATCCAGGACAAGGTCGGAGTGCAGGTCACATGCGATGGGGCGAATTTCACGGTGGGGGACGTCGTGTTCCTGGAATCGTTCAGCGGGGCAGCGCTCAGGCTGGACGCGAACTTATAAAGGAGGGATCGTCATGGATGAGATAGGGATGGATCTCGATATGGAGTCGATCGGCATCGAGAGACCTGAGCCCGAGATCGAGATCGAGCAGTTCTACAACAAGCACTACATCGTGACCGACGCCCGGGGGCGCATCACGGACGGCTGGAGCGACGGACCGTTCCCGGACCGGGACGCCACGGACGCCATCTGCATCGAGGAGCAGGGCGGCTACCAGTTCCGGCTGGCTTCGGACGGGGAGGAGAACCCGGCCTTGTACACGGAGGGCGGCGTCCCGCTGTACCGCTGGGACGGGGAGGCGGCGGTCCTCCGGACGGCGGAGGAGATCCAGGCGGACCTGGCGGCGATACCTGAGCCCCCTCCCAGCGAGCAGGAGCGGCTGCGGGCGGACGTCGATTTTCTGGCGGCTTTGCAGGGGGTGAGCCTGTGAGCGTATATGAGCTGGCCCAAAAGTACTACCCCAGGCTGTGGGACAAGTCCCGCCTGGGGGCGTTGGTAGAGGCCGGGAGGCTGACGGCGGAGGAAATGGAGGAAATCATCTATCCAAAGGAGATATGATCTATGTCTGAGAACTGCAACCCGAACGACTGCCCCGTGTCTGCCCGTGTGGACGCATTGGAGAAGGAGTTCGACCGCTATCGTGGCAACTCCTCCGAGACCCATCGCCTGATGTTCGACCGAATCGGGGCGTTGGAGCGGAGCGGGGCCGCGCTGGGGGAGAAACTGGACAGCATCGACGAGAAACTGGACGGCCTGGCGGAGACCGCCAAGGCCCTGACGGAGAAGCCCGCGAAACGGTGGGACGGGTTGGTGGACAAGCTGATCTATGCCGCCGCGCTGGCGGTCGTGGCTTGGATCGCCGCCGGTATGCCTGGGTTGGGCTGAGAAAGGAGATACCTATGATGAGTGAAAAGACGAAGAAGTGGCTGAGAGCGGCGGCTGTCCGGGCCGTCAAGACCATGGCGCAGACGGCGGTGGCCACCATCGGGGCGTCGGCGGTGCTCACCGCCGTGGACTGGCCCATGGTGGCGTCGGCGTCGGTGCTGGCCGGGGTGCTGTCCCTGCTCACCTCCCTGGCGGGTCTGCCGGAGGTGGAGGCATGAACCTGCTGGAATGTCTGCTCACAGAAAACCGGTGCTACAAGACCGGGGCGAAGATCAGGCCCAAAGGCGTGATGGTGCACTCCACCGGGGCCAACAACCCGATGCTCCGGCGGTATGTCCAGCCGGTGGCCACCACGCCGGAGAAGGATGAGCTGCTGTGGCAGCTCGGGGTGAACCGCAACGGTAACCACTGGAACCGACCTGGCCTGGACGTGTGCGTCCACGCGTTCATCGGGAAGCTGGATGACGGCAGCGTAGCGGCGGTGCAGACGCTGCCGTGGGACCATCGGGGCTGGCACGCGGGCACCGGCACCAGCGGCAGGAGCGCCAACGACACCCACATCTCTTTCGAGATCTGCGAGGACGATCTGACCGACCCGGCCTATTTTGGTCAGGCGTACCGGACCGCCGTGGAGCTGACAGCTATGCTGTGCGCTCAGTATGGGCTGGACCCCATGGCGGACGGCGTGGTGATCTGCCACCAGGACGGCTACCGCCGGGGGGTGGCCTCCAACCACGGGGACGTGTACAACTGGTTCCCCAAGCATGGAAAAACGATGGACGACTTCCGGGCCGAGGTGGTCCGGGCGATGAAAGGAGACAGAGCGGACATGGTGTACTTCAAGACGCTGGACGATGTGCCCAGCTATTACAAGGCAGCGGTGTCCAAAGCGGTGGACAGGGGAGCGCTCAACGGCACCGGAGGCGGAGAGCTGAACGTCTCCGAGGACCTGTGCAGGACCCTCACCGTGCTGGACCGGCTGGGGAAGCTGGATTGACGCACGGGCCACGATGTGGTAATATTTGAAAGAAAGGAGCGCAGGATATGGATAACAAGAAAGAGAATCTTCCCATCAAGTTGGAATACAGCGACGTGCAGACCGTCCCGCTGGCGCTGCATGAGATGCACATGGCAAGGCTGAACCGGCTGCTTCGGTGGCTGTGCGTGGCCTGGGCGCTGTCTACGGCTTTCGTTGTCTTGGCCTTCGTATGGCTCTGGAACCAGTACGACTACGGAAGCAGCACGGAGCTGTCAGGGGTCTATAACCTGGTCGATTACCAGGGCAACGTGATCAGCTCCGACCTTTCCCCAGATGATGTCATCCGTATCCTGGAAGAGCTGAACGATGGCAAGGATCAGGCGGTCCAAGACCAGAACTAAGAAAAATGGCAAAAGCAAGGGTACGCGCGTGCATAAGTGACACCGGCCTCACCCGTTCAGAATGGGAGGCGGCGATCCAGGAGGCGGCCCTTGGGATAGAGGACACCCGCATCGCGGAGCTGTATCTTTTGGATGCGGTCCCGCAGGTCGATATCGGCGAAGAGCTTGGCTTGAGCCGCAGCGCCATATCCAAGCGGCTGTTGAAGATCGTCGATAGGATAGAGCGCACGGCCAAAAGGCTGAATATGATCTGACTGGCGGAACGCCCCCTCCGATCATTTGGAGGGGGCGTTCTATTGCGTATCTACTTGCTGGAGGTTTCCTCCTGTTCAGACGGACGATGCTGGGCATATTCGATTTTCATGGTAAACCTCCAGGAGCATAAATCTGGGTGCGCCTATATTGCTATAAACTGTGATATTTGTCAACTAAAAAGGTAGAAATAAAAAAATATGCGCCAACGAGCAGCAAGCGGGCCTAAGACTGCCCCGCCTTGCTCTGCACTAGACCAGGGGAGGAGTTTTCAGTGAATCGAGTAATGTCCAGAAATTCTCCAGACTTGCTATGGATCCTTATTAGGTCACCCGTGCCCCTTTGCTTCGGTTGCACCGCCAGCAGAGCGTTTGCAAGTTATCTTCGGTTGTAAGACCGCCTCTTGATACTGGGATGATATGATCGATTTCTAGCAATAGATTTGGCTCCTGAGCTACTGATGCTCCGCACTGTTTACAAGCAAATCCATCGCGCGCTTTGATTTTTTGACGCAATTTACTAGTCATGAGTGCGCGTTGTCCAGCAACACTTTTCCTAAACTTGATTTTTTCAGATAAATAAGAGACGAATTTATTTAGATTTGTAATGTCCATTACGATATCACATTGTATGGAAGTGTTTCCGCCAGGACTGATGTATTGGAACACATACTTTGGGAAATGTTCAGTGCTGAAATCTATGATATCAAATCCAAGTTCTCGTTCGATTTTCTTTTTGCAAAATGTTCGAATCAATGCCGGAATATCCTTTTCTATGCTCAAAAGGATGCTCTCCCGTTCTTTTTGCAATGCTACTTTTCCATCTTCTGCCGCCTCGAGATTGTTTAGAAGTGATTCAAACTTTTCCAATGTCTCTTCATCTGCGCTGATATGGAAGTATTTGCAAACGTATTTGAATGGCTCTTTTCTTGCGCTGTCACATACTGTTCGAGAACAATTGTGGATATTGGGAGCATATTTTTGTTTTTTCAATTCGGGCCTTTTGACATTCCATCTGCTTTTATCATGGTAATAAGACACACCAGAATCTAGTTTGTTCGCTTCAAGTGGTGTATCTTTCAGCTCTTCGATATGCCTATTCAATTCGTTGCAATCATCGATATAAGACTGTATCCTACTTTTTATAGAAAGAAACCGTTTACTTTTGAAATAAATCGAAATGTATATCTTCCAAACGAGAAAAAGGGCGGCAATCAAAATCAGCACAGGCCAGATAGTGGATAGCATACTGACAATAAGTAAAATCAAAAAAAATATAAGCAGCCATTGCATGTTCTCTCTCTCCTTCTATTTCAAAATGGAAGCACCCAAAAGTCTCTTGATTCATAAAATATCATATTGTTTACAAGTTGTCCACAATGTACGTAAATTATTTTTTGATGTCCACTTGACATTTGTACGGAAATATATTATATTATTACCGTACAAAAATAAAAGGAGGTGGCAAGGTGTCGCCCAGAACGGGCCGTCCTACAGATGATCCTAAAAATACTCGGGTGGAACTTCGATTGTCCGAAAGTGATGCAGCTAAACTCGATTTTTGTTGCAAAGTGTTTGAGCTTACAAAGGCAGAAGTCATCAGACGAGGAATAGATAGGGTCTATCAAGAGGCGCAAAAATAGAGCGTTGGTGGCCCTCGACAAGCACCCAACGCCCTACGACACCAGGAGGTCACCCAACTGGATACCTCAGTATACCACGAAGGGGGCCTCCGTGCAAGAACAAAAGGAGGTTCTTAGAAAAATGACCGAGATCGAGAAGATGAAGAAGTACATCGAGCGGACGAAGCTCCCCAGCGCCGGGTTTTACATGAACCTGGACGAAGCGTTCGAACTCGCAGGGCAAGCGTTTGGCTGCGGCGATCTTCCTATTGAAGCCATCTCTCTGGCCTTCAACTACGGCAAGGCCAAAGGCTACCGCGCAGCGAAAGCGGAGGTGCGGGCATGAACGAGCTGAGAGTCCAGGACTTCCACGGCAAGCAGGTCATCGACAGCCGGGACGTGGCGGAGATGGTGGAGCGGAGCCACAACGAACTCCTGAAGAGCATTCGGCTCTATATCGGATATCTTACCGAGGGCGAAATCCCCCACGGTGAATTCTTCATCGAAGATACCTATATTGATGCGAAAGGCAACACCCGTCCGAACTTTCTCATCACAAAAAAAGGTTGCGACATGATCGCCAACAAGACCACGGGCAAGAAAGGCGTCCTCTTCACCGCGGCCTACGTCTCCGCCTTCGAGGAGATGCGCCAGACGCTGAGCGCCGTACCGGCCCGCGTGAGTTTGCCGGACGGGGTCTCGCTGAACGGCTTGGCAAAGCTCATCTCCATCACGCGCCGGGTCATGCTGGACGCCGGGGGCACGCCGCAGGACGTATGCGGCATGGTCCGGGAGACGTTCTGGGCCGTAGGGTTCCCGGTGCCGTCCACGCTCCCCAAACAGTTGCCGGGCCAGATGAGCCTGTTCGAGCATGGAGAGGGGGCGTCGGCATGAACGAGAGGACTATGACGATCGCCCAGATCGCAGACCTATGCCAACAGGCGGACGCCCGGGAATTGGACCTGGTATGGCGCATCCTCCATGCCATGCTCGATAGGAAGGGGGTCCAGGCATGAACGAGTTGCAGATCGTCACTTTTGATGGCGTGGACGTGGTGGACAGCCGGGATATCGCAGTTATGGTGGAGCGGGAGCACTGTGAACTGCTGAAGAGCATCCGAGTTTACACCCAATACTTAGCCGAAGGGGAAGTTCCCGTGGGCGATTTCTTCCTTGAAAGCACCTATTTTGATGGGAATAGACAAGAAAGACCGAACTATTTGATTACGAAAAAGGGCTGTGACCTTATCGCGAACAAGATGATGGGGAAGAAAGGTATCTTGTTCACTGCCGCTTATGTGAATGCCTTTGAGCGCATGAGGAAGCAGGCCCAGCCCCTTACCCCCGCCCAGCTCATCGCGGCCCAGGCCCAGGTTCTGGTGGACATGGAGCGGCGCATGGACGAGATGCAGGGCCAGACCCGCGCCCTGGAGGTGAAGGTGGACACGGCCATGAAAGCATTCTCCCGGCCGGCGCAGGATCACTGGAAGGCCGACATGGACAAGGCGGTGAAGGAGCTGAACGCCCGCATGGGCTGGAGCCTGCCGAAGCTGCAAGGGAAGCTCTATCAAACGCTGGAGGACACGGCGAACTGCAACCTCAATATGAGGCTGACCGCCCTGCGTAAGCGGATGAAAAAGACCGGCATGAGGTACAGGGACGCGAGGATGCTGAACAAGCTGGACGCCGTCGCGGCGGACAAGCAGCTCCGGGCCATCTTCGAGGGTATCGTGAGGAGCTATCAGGCCCAGGCGGTCCCCAGCAGAGAGGAGGCCCAGGGATGAGCGACGGCGACAAGAAGCTCTACGAGCTGACGTTGAACGCAGACGGCCTGCGCTTCCGGCGCGCCGACCCGCACCCGCTGACGGCGGAACAGAAGTACGACATCGCCAGGAAGCTGCTCCTGCTGGCCGCAGCCGCCCTGTGCGCGGGTTTCGTGTGGGCGATCGCCGCACTGTGTGACGTCCCTGGGCTGCTCATAACGCTGGTGGTCATATCAGTGTTGGCGTTGATAGGTAGGGGGCTGAATTGAGGGCAGGCTTTCCGCGATCTAAACACAAAGGAGGCTGGGGAGACCCAGCCTCTTTTCATCTTTCCCATAACTTCACATATCTTCACCGAAACGCCGCACAAGGATCGTTCAGATATGATATGCTCGGACCATAGGAGGACATAGAGATCAGGCAGCAAGGCTGCCATGCCGATAGGCGTCTCTGTGTCCTCCTATTCATAGATGCTCGTATATGCCCCCATCCCGGAAAAGTCCATCTCCCCAGAGAACGTGCCTTTATATGGCGCGTCTACCGGGCCGGAAAGCTTTTCGAACATGATGAGCGCATACTTATCGCCTTCACGTAGCTCGATCTCGTCATTCGATACGTTCGTCAGGCGGAAAAAGATCTTCGTGTGGTGTCCCGGCTGATATATCGGAGCATCTAGGGACAAACCCTGACGGATCCTGCTGTTTTTCAGCGACAAGCGAGCTATCATATCGTTCGGTAGCTTGATGTTCTCCTTAGTGCCTACGAAAACCGATTCTCCGCTTTTCAAAGTGACGTGAGAAGTCAGGGCCTCTCGGGAGACGAAATGATCCGCACGCAGATCGTACCCGATGCTAGTGAGACAATCCGGCTCGTGGTTCTCAATCAGATCGTGCTTCGATATCCAGTTGTGTATCTCGCGGTCTGTCAGCACCATATATACCCCTCCTCGCTGATGGTACGCTTATTATACACCGAACGATGAAGATCGTAAAGCAAGAAAAATACGCTTCGATTTGGAGGTGCCCGATGGGCTACGCCTATTACGACCCGAACCCCGCCGGGCGGTCCGTCGGGGACTGCACCGTCCGGGCCATCTCGAAAGCTCTGGGGCAGACGTGGGAAGAGACCTATGTGGGGCTGGCCTTGGAAGGCTTCCGGTGTGGCGACCTGCCCAATGCCGACGATGTGTGGGGGAACTACCTGAAAGCGCATGGCTTCACCCGGCACTGGCTCCCGGACGAGTGCCCGGAGTGCTACACTGTGGCGGCGTTCGCGCAGGACGAGCCCCAGGGCATCTACGTCTTGTCCATGCCGGGCCGCCATGTGGTGACTGTGGTGGATGGGAGATATTTCGACTCATGGGACAGCGGGGGAGAGGTCCCCACGTACTACTGGATGAAGGAGCGTCGATGATGGCATACCCTACCTATCAATATCCGGGCTACCAGCCCACTCCGGTCTACTATCCGAGCCCTGTGCCCGACCAGCTCGCCAAGCTCCGGCAGAACCAGATGCAGCAGCCGATGATGCAGGGGCCGCAGATGCCGCAGCAGCCGGTCCAAGCTGTGCCCCAGCCTCAGCAGGCCGACCCCGGCGGGATCATCTGGGTGCAGGGAGATGCCGGAGCAAAAGCGTACATGGTGGCCCCTGGGAATACGGTCCCGCTGTGGGACAGCGAGGACCAGGTGATCTATCTGAAATCGGTGGACATGTCCGGTATGCCGTCCATGCGGGTACTGGATTACACGGAGCGCAGCATCGCACAGCCACAGCGCCAGGAGCAAGCTGCGCCCAAGATAGACCTGACCCCATACATCACCCGGGACGAGCTGGAGGACATCCTGGCCGAGCGCCTGAAACGGCCTGGGAGGACCGCCAAACCAAAGGAGGAAGCGAACGATGAGTAATCCCATTTTCCAGGCCCTGGGCGGGCCGCGCGGACAGCAGGGAGGCCCTATGGGCATGATGCAGGCTTTCCAGCAGTTCATGCAGCAGAATCAGGGCAAGGACCCAAATGAGATGATCCGGCAGATGCTTTCCTCCGGCAAGCTCAACCAGCAGCAGCTCGACCAGGCCCAACAGATGGCGAAGCAGATGGAGGGGCCGTTGAGCGGGATGAAAGCGATGTTTGGTTTCAAATAAGTCTAAAAATGCGGCCGCATTTTAGAAAATACATCAACAAAGGAGAGTAAACTATGTCTCTTGGTAGTGAAAGCGGCGTTCCTGCCGTCATGAATGTGGCTCCCACCGGCTCCGGCTACAATGGGAACGGCGGCGGCTGGGGCGGTGACTGGGGAGCTTGGATCATCCTGTTCCTCATCTTCGGCATGTTCGGCTGGGGCGGCATGGGCGGTTTCGGCGGGTTCGGCGGCGGCGCCGGCCTCCATGGCGCTCTGACCCGCGCCGACCTGTGCAGCGAGTTCAACTTCAACGGACTGGAGAACGCCGTGCGCGGGGTGCAGCAGGGAATCTGCGACAGCGCCTATGCCCTCAACAACTCGATCAACGGCCTGGGCGTGAACGTCATGCAGGGATTCCACGGTGTGGACAATGCTATCTGTAACCTGGGCTTCACCACCCAGCAGGGCTTCAACGCCACCCAGGTGGCCATGATGCAGGGCAACAATGCTCTTCAAGCGCAGCTCGCCCAGTGCTGCTGCGACAACCGGGTGGGCCAGATGCAGCTCGCCAACCAGATGCAGGCGGACACCTGTGCCCTGACCAACACCATGAACAACAACACCCGGGACACTTTGGCGAACCAGGACGCCAACGCTCGCGCCATCTTGGACGCCCTGACTGCCCAGCGGCTGGAGGCCAAGGACGAGCGCATCGCCGCTCAGGCCGCCCAGATCCAGGCGCTCCAGCTCAGCGCCTCCCAGGCGCAGCAGAACGCCGCGATCGGCGCGATGATCTCCGCCAGCGAGGCCACCATCCTGCGCCGCACCGGCGCGGAGTGCCCCACTCCTGCCTACGTGGTGCAGCCGCCCACTCCGGTGAACTTCCCCACCAACTGCTGCGGCACGTTCAACGGCTGGGGCAACAACGGCGGCTGTAACGGCGGCTGCGGGTGCTGACACGATCCAACGCATTTTTTGACGCAGTCTGATGCGTTGGCTCCCCGGAACGACGGGTGATCATTTCGGGGCGGCGGACCATGTGTCTGCTGCCCCTGACATTTAGGAGGTATGATCTATGGCCTGTAGACCTGTCTGCAAGCTCTGTGACCGGCTGGTGATCAGCCAGGCCGTAACCTTTACCGGCGGCAATCTGGCGATCGACCTGCCCGCCGGGAACTATAACAACAAAGAAAAGTACTGCATCGTGGTGGCCCAGGCGATCCCTGCTGCCACGACTATCAACGCGCCTGTGGTGGTCACCATCGGCGGCGGAACGGAGCTCTATCCTTTGACCGACCGTTGCTGCGCACAGCTCACCGCCTGCGCCATCCGGACCAGGACGCGGTATGCCACAGTGGTGTCCACCAGCGGGACCGGAGGCACGTTCAAGCTTCTGGGCAACGCCTGCCCGTGCCCCACCAACAACTTGGCCAGCATCAACGGGACGGCCCCCGCCGCCGCGCCTACGGCCTGAAAGGAGAGACGACATCATGGAAAAACTTTACGACCTGAAGGACAAGCTGTGCGAGGAGCTGGAGGAACTCGCCCGCAAGCAGGAGATGGGAGCGGGGGATCTGGAAGTCATCCACAAGCTCACCGACACCATCAAGAACATCGATAAGATCTGTATGCTGGAGGACGAAGGCGGCTACAGCGAAGCTGTGGATGGCGGCGACTACGGCCAGGGCTCCAGCTATGCCGGCCGGGGCAGACGCAGCCCTAGAGGCCGGTACAGCCGAGACGACGGGCGGGACGGCAGCATGGGCGGCTACAGCTCCCGCCGCCGGGACAGCCGTGGCCGCTACAGCCGCGACGATGGCCGCAGCGAGATGATGGAGCACCTGGAGATGGCGATGGACACCGCCACCGAAAAGGACCGGGAGACCATCAAGCGCTTCATGCGCCAGTTGGAGAACGCCTAAGGGGGTGCGGCGATGTCCGCGCCGAACCTCAAAGAGATAGAATGGGCCATCTCTGAGTTGGAGCAGGAGGAGAGCTCCGAAGACCGGTACACGCTGCTGGCTGCGCTCTACACCTGCCGGAACGAGATGCTTGGCCTGTCCGCTCCCCAACCGCAGATCGCGGCCTACTCGGAAGCGCCGGCTCCGGCCCAAGAACGGCTGGGCCATTATGGCGACAGCGACTTCCTAAGAGCGGTAGCGGGGAAGGACCCGTCGGACGCATGGGCGGTCATGGATGAGCTCATGGAGACGCTCCAGGTGGTGAACCAGAGGGCCTATGACAGCGTGATGCGGAAGCTGGGGAGATTGTGACGAGGAGGGGCTGAGAGGCCCCTCCTCCTACTATTACATAAAATATCTTCTTCGGTAGATGAACATACTTTATGTAATAACTGAAAGCAAAATCAAAAAGCCAAATCAAACTCTATGTGTCGATCTGGATAAACCCGTATCTCCTTTATGATCGCCCTCCAAATGTTCCGCTTTTGCTCTTGGCTCAACTCCTGATAGTCTTTTGCCCAACCATCCGTTGTTACGATTTCTAACCCAGAAAGATCGGGTTCATGTGCGGGCCTGTCCATTTTGGATAGCTCATCGAGCCGAGTCGAAAGCGAAGCATGGTCAAGCTTGTATTCGTCCAATGAGATGAGGTCGTTTACATAAAGCTCTTTCAAACGGCGTAACTTCCCGCGCACTGTAGCTATCTCTACCTTATAGTCTTTCCTTTTGGCGGCTTCCATTTCTGTGCTGCGCTCAAATCTGCGTCGCTCGACCTTTTCCGTCAATGTTCCCATGATGTACTGCTCGACCTTTTTTTCTGCTATGCAAACTTTATTTTGACATTTCCCGCCCATGATATAACGAGTGGGGCAGGTATAGTATTGATACGAGCACGTGGAGGCCCGACGGGTCCCCATCCTGCGTCCACATTCAGGGCACTTGATGAGTCCGGAAAACAAAAAGATGTTGTTCTTTGGGGATTTTCTCACTACCTTTCGTCTCATCCCCTGTATTCTTTCAAATTCTTCTTTGGTCAAATACGGAGGCGTCATGCCATCTGCGCCAAAGTACCTCCCATAGTAAGCGGTGCAGCCCATCATTTTATGCACTCTTTGATAGGTGAGGTTTATCCCAAATCGCTCTGCCACATCTCGTTGTGCCGATGCGATCGACCCAGATGAAAGGAACGATCCAAAAAACGTACTGACGGCCTTTTCGGTCTTTGGATCCTTGACGATCTTCTTTTCCTCGATGATGTATCCATAAGGCATTTGACCGGTAAGTGGCTCCAGTTTGTTCCGCTTACTTTCGAATACAGCCTTGATGCGCTCTGAGGTCCTGTCCGCCTCGTCCTGAGCCACGCTGAGCATGATGTTTATCTTCAGCCGCCCAGACGCGGTGGAGGTGTCGTAATCCTCCTGGATGGTACGCCAGTCCACATGGCACTTCTCCAAGATCTCCTGGACCTTGTAGTACTCTGCGATATTGCGGAACCATCGGTCCAGCTTGGTGAACACGATGAGCTCGCCCCTTCCGGCCTGGGCGTCTAGGAGGAGCCGTTGCAGCTCCGGACGCTTCTTGGCAGGCTTCCGGGCGGAAATGCCCGCGTCTATGTAGACGCCCACCACCTTGTGTCCGTTTGTCTTGGCCCATTCCTCCAGGGCTGTGACCTGCGCCTCGATAGACAGTCCGTGGACCGCCTGCTCCTCGGTGGATACGCGGGCGTATAGGAAAACTTGCTTCATAGCTTTAGATCCTTCCATCCACTAATCACCTCCCTTCATAATACCTGATTCTGCTTCCGCGCTTTACTTCACCCAATCCGGCTTTAAGACCTCGATAAATTTCCCGTAGCACTCCGCACATTGTAGATCTCCGATGTAGATATCTTCTATAGCGGGGTTCAGCGAAACGAGCTTGTCAGCTTGGTATTCTTTCAAATATCCTTGACCATCGATAATGAATACGCCGATCTCTCCGATCTTGACGCTTGGCTGCATCCTTATCAAAACACGGTCTCCGTCCGCTATGACCGGTTCCATGCTGCGCCCGACTACTTTCAAGATCACGTCCGCCTGTTTGGTATACTTGTTCATCTCAACCGTGACTTCATCGCATCCATCATCCAACAGGAATGCGCCCGCGCCCTCTGCGGCAGCAACCTGGGCGTATGGCTGATGCAAAATGACAACGGGCGCGATCTCCTCCGCGATCTCCACCTGCTCCCGCTTGTCGCGCAGGACCGCGGCTTGCTTCTGCCGCACTTCCTCGCACCGCCGGGATTCCACATCTAGAACGCCGTCTACCGCTTCCTTCCCGTAGGGGTCGAGGAGGCGATATTTTTTTACAAGATTCTCCATCTCTTGTGGGGTTGCACGAACGTCTCGCATAGCCTTGGCTTCATCCTGAAACAAATAATTGGCATCAACACTTAGAACATCCATAATCTTAGATAATATGATCATGTTTGGCTCACTGTATCCCTTTTCGTACCCCGTATACGTTGACTTTGCAACGCCAATTTTGGTTGCCACTTGTTCCTGGGTGAATCCCTGCTTTTTTCGAGCTTCCTTCATTCTATCTGTCAAAGCCATGTTCCCGCCTCCTTGTATTGACAAGATAACACCAAAGTTAATGTTAGTCAATATGGAGGTTTGATTTTCCCAAACTTTTTGCATTTGCCCACTTGACAATGTTGTATTTCGCGACTATACTGAGTGCGAGGTTGGGAAACTCGACCAAACAGAAAGGAGGATGTAGCAACATGTCTATATCTGAATGTAACGCAACCGTTCCGCAGAATTTGGCTCGCATTATCAAGGAGCGCGGCCTCAAACAAAGTGCAGTTGCACAGTGGGCCGGATATTCCGGCCAGCAGCTCACTGATATGTTGAACGGTCGCAAGATTATCAAGCCCTGCGACATTCTGATGATCTCCAATGCCATCGGCATCAACGTTGGGGACCTTTTCACAGACACCGGCCAGCCCAGCACATAAGAAGCCAGCTAGGGGTGGTGTCCCTAGCTGGCCAGATACCGACTCATTTAGGCCGCCGGTTGGAAAGCACAGAAGCAGCAAGCGACTTTGTTGTTTTGCTAGTACGCTTGCTCTGGAGCGCTCTCGAAGCCTTGGAGGCTACCCCACGGGAAGTCCTCACGGAATTGCGTGCCATTCAATCACCTCCTTTCTTACCCGTATCGATTGGAGGAGTAGAACAACACTATTTTAATTTTAATTGAAAAACTATTAAATTGTCAATATTTTGTGTGTAAACAATTTGTGAATACACAAAATAAAGTGGTGGTTTGCCTTGACGCCAGCCGGCCCAGCGCGTGAGGCGGAAGGTCGGCGGGGGAGGGGGTGAATCATTGAAAAAGACTTTTGAAGAAATCAACAATTCTAGACTATTCTTGTACAGCGAGAACGATGAGACCCGCAACAGTAGAACCGATGATTGCAACCGCAATGTCGTGCCTGAACTTCTCTCACTCATTTATGGGACCCTTCGCATTCTGCTCTTTTTTATCAGCATTTTCTCTGGTGCGATCATTGCGCTCCTTTTCAGAATGATCTCCACACTTACCTGAGAGGAGGTGTGCATGTGGACCATCCCCATTCTTTTGAGGACTACAAGGCCGCGCTCCAGGACACGCCCAGCAAACGTATCCGAGAGGAGCTGCTGGCTGAGGCAGACAGGGGCGGAAGGTTCTCCCCCTGGCAGATGGCGGAGCTGTCTATGGCTCGAGAAGAGTTATGGGCGTGAGCGGAGCGCCTGGGCCGTCAGCATCATGCCGTCGGATAGTCTAAGCAAACTCTATACGACAAAGGAGAAAGTCAAACGAAAGCAAAAGATTTCTATGGCAGGAGCGTCGTGGACAGTCGCGAGGTCGCGGCGATGGTGGAGAAGAAGCATAAGAATCTTCTTGCCGACATTCGTGGGTACATCGAAATAATGGAGAGATCTGGAGAGCTGAAATTTCAGCCGTCCGAATTCTTTATCCTCAGCACCTATGTAAGTGAGCAGAACAAAGAGCTCCCCTGCTATTTCATCACCAAGAAGGGTTGTGACATGATCGCCAACAAGCTCACTGGCGAGAAGGGCGTGCTGTTCACTGCGGCATATGTCAGCGCCTTTGAGGAGATGCAGCAAACCATCGCGGCTCCCAGGCACATCCCCGAGGTCTCGCCGGGAGGGCTGGCCAAGCTCATCCTTGCCACCCGCAAGGTGATGCTGGAGGCTGGGAGCTCCTCCCTCGACGTGCGGGAGGCCACCAGGAGCATCTATGAGACTTGGCGCGTCCCCGTCCCGCCCGTGCTCACGAAGCATCTCCCCGACCAGATCAGTTTGTTCGAATGCCCTGCCTTGGAGCAGTAAAAAGTTCCGTCCAGCGGTGCAAGCCGGACAGGCACAGCGACATATCTTTGAAAGAAGGAGATGATCCTATGGCGATGTTCGATCCAGTCTGTGTTACAAAAGTGATGAGCGATATCTTGAGTCGCAGAGGTGTGGAGCTGATACTCGTGCCAAAAGGCGAGCCGACACCGTCTCAGGATCGACCTGAGGAGTCTGCATGAAGGTCCGCTGGATGGTCTTCCATCCAGCGGTGATGGACAAGCCCTATCGGATCATGCCTCAACGATGAGCTTTTGACGTGAAGGGTCGTCTGTGGTCTTGACATAGTTGTGGGTATGAAAATACATTTTGTAACTTTGAGGAGGATAAAAATGATCGAACTGACAAGAAACTTTCCCCT